CGTAGAACGCGCTATCGCCGATGCTCGTCACGCCGTCGGGAATCGTCAACGCACCAGTCAGGCCGCTGCAGTTGTAGAACGCCCCACTCCCAATGCTCGTCACGCATTTTACAAACCGTATGGGGTGATATGGGATTGTATGGGAGCGTTTGTTTTCAAGGGTCTGCGCGGGGTGTCGTGTTCGCTGATGTTCGCCATTGTTCGCCTTTGCTATAAGGTTTGTTATACGCCCTTCGCGGCCGCGTAGGATGGCGCGAGGCCGCGCTTTCCGGTGTACTCGTCGTCGGCCCGGATGTTGCCGCGCTCCATCGTCTCGACGCCATCCACGACGCGGATGGTCCGCCACACCTCGACGTCAGAGCGCTTCTCGATCACGTCGCAGGATATGAGCGCCTTCCGCTCGCCGCGCCGTATGATCTGGTGCGCGGAGTCGCCCCAGCCCTTGTCTCGGCACCAGTACGCCCTGCCGACCACGAAGCGCACCGATGCGCCGTTCGGCCTGACGGCGCGCGATGGTCGGCGTGGCCGCGCCGTCCGCTTCCCCCGCTTCCTGGCCGAGGCGAGGTACACGAGGTACAGCACGACGGAGATCAGAACGCCGACGCCGTACAGCAGTATCTTGACCTGCTCCGGTCTCATTGGTGATTGCCTTTCGTTTTTGCCCTTGACGGCGCACAGTATATCATATCCGGGACGTTTCCGCACGTCGTTCCAGGCGGCGGATGGGGTTCCGTGGACTGCCCGATGTGCGTTTCGACCCCATAAAACAAGGGTTTTTCGGCGTTGTAAAAAAAATGAAAAAAAATCATTTTCCCCCTTGCGCGTTATAACGCGATATGGTATAATTTGGGGCGTCAAGAGCAAATAGGGCGTTTGCGAATGACAGGGCAAAAACGAAAGGAAACAAGAAGATGCAAAAGCAAGAGTTCGAGAAGAGGACGCCGTTCCTCGACAAGACTGATCACGAGAACTACGCCGACTGGTTCGAGCCGGCGTACATGGGCGCGAAGAACATCGACAAGGATGACTTCTGCGCGATGCTGAAGGACGAGACGGTGCGCAAGTTCGTCCGCGCGGTCAGCGAGGCGTTCCGCGCCAACGAAGCGACCGAGAAGGACGCCATGAAGGAACAGCTGTACCTCCGCGACTGTGTGAGGACGCTGAACGGGAAGAACGCCGAGCTGCGCAAGGCGCTGTCGCTGATCTCCGCAGACTGCGACCGTGCGTTGGTCAAGGCGGAGGCCGCTGCGTAAGAAGGAACGCCCCGCCTGGCATGGGCAGTCAGGCGGGGCAAGGTAAAACGAAAGGCAACGGCAATGACAGTTTACTACGTCGGAAATGAAGAGTATTTCAGTCTCACGAAAGCCAAGGCCGAAATGAGACGCACCGGACTCCCTGGATCGAAGGTAAAGGTCTGGGCGAACGGAGAATGGGAGAACTGCGGCGAGATCAAGCTGCGGGGATCGAATCGCTGCCATATCGTTGGCGCTCGCAACTCGAACACGTACTGAGGAAGGGCGAACAATGAGAATTGACACGGTACAAGACCTGCTGGACGCGATCGAAGACCTCGACCCTAGCACTCCCATCCGGCTTGCGATGCAGCCGAACTATCCGATGACCGGATCCCTGCGGAACGTGTGCGTCGAACGCGGCGAGGACGATTCCGCCAAGGCAGTATGGCTCGCCTGCTCCGACCATGAGGACTACGGATGCCCTCGCGAGGCGTGGGACGAGTACGAGTTCTGGCCGGATGGCGACGAGGAAGATGACGACGGGGAGGAAGCATGAAACTCTACGTCGGCACATACGCGAAGTACAACAACGGAGACCTCTCCGGCGCGTGGCTCGATCTCGACAGGTTCGCGAACGCGGAGGAGTTCGAGGCGGCATGCAAGCGGATCCACCGCGACGAGCGCGACCCCGAGCTGATGTTCCAGGACGTCGAGACGGATCCCGGATGCGACTGGCAGGAGGGACTGTACAGCGAGAGTTCGATACCCCGCGACTACTGGACGCTCAAGGCTGAGGCGGAGGCCGAGGCGAAGAAGTCCGCGAGCCGCCCGAAGTCGGCGGAGCGGATGGAGCAGGAGCGTCTGTGCGCCGTGTACATGGCGGCGAGGGGGTACGACCGCAGCACGGATCGCAGGGCGAGGATGTACGACCGCGAGCGCGACTTCCTGATGAAGCGCGACCGCTTCGTGGAGCTGTCGGACGGCGTGGTTCTTCCCATCGGCAGGCCGTCGATCCAGACGCGCTTCTGCTGCGGGGAGGACGACCGGGGGCAGGGCGGCGAGGAGTACGGCACGATGGCGTACGCCCACAAGGTGCTGGAGTACAAGCGCACCGAGGAAGGGTTCAAGCGCGCGAACGTCGGGGACTTCGACCGCGAGATGGTCCACCTCGTGGGCCGCCGTGCGTGGAGGTTCGCCAGGACGGGCGGAGACGGCGCCGAGACCTGGCGCGGGGACTTCGTTCCGTGCCTCATGCGCGGCGGACTCACGGACGGGAGCGTGTACCTCGGGAACGCGGCGAACGCCGGACGCCCGGAGACGGTGGTGCGCATCCTCAACGACGAGGACATGCGGAGGATGCGCAGAGGGTACATGGCCGTGCGGAGGGACTTCAGGAGGCGGGTCAACGCCTACTGGAAGCGCTTCGGCGCGTCCAAGATACAGACATGGACATACTGGACAGAGGCGTGATGGGCGGAGGTGCGACATGGACTATGCAAAGCATGTGCCGGCGCAGCTGCGCGATCGGTTCGTCACCGCGTACCGTGGACAGTACGGCTGGTGGTTCGAGTTCGACGGATCCGTCCGCTTCGATGATGTCAGTGGGGGGGGGCAACTCCCCTTCGCCTACGGCGAGTCGATTGAGGACTGCCGCAAGATGATGGAGAACTTTACGATCATTCAGAGACCAAAGGAGACAAGAGACAATGAGCAAGACAAGCGGACCACACAACCCCGACGACGTGCTGATCGGGTTCCTCGACAGCCCAGAGGTAAAGGCGCTGACCGCGCTGGTGGCAGAGGCCGAGGGGTCTAACGTGAGCGACCTTTTCCGGCGTTTCGTATTCGCCCGTGCAGAGGCGCACGGGATGATGCGCGGCGGGAAGGTGACGGACAACTGGCGCGAGAGGGTCCGGGAAGGAGCCGAGGTCATCCGCGCCAACAAACAGAAACGAAGCGAGCGCCGGAAGAAGGCGACCGCGTAAAAAACGAAAGGAAAGACGATGGCAACAGACATCGGAGTGAAAGCGACCGGAGACCGCGAGGCGGTGGAACGGATCGCGAGGAAACGTGGCATGACGGCGGATGCCGTCATGCGGAAGGAGCGCGCGCGGATGCGCGTTCTTTTTGGACGCGGCGCGTTATATCGCGCCGACATAATGGGCGGCGCCGAAGATGCGCGGAAGTCGCGGAAGCAGGGGTCGTAGTTTTTTTTGGCATGGCGCGTTATAACGCGCAAGGAGGTAGAGGACGATGCAGACGAAGATCGAGATCGGGAGCGAGGGCAAGGTGCGCTGCACCTTCGACCTCACGAAGGCGGAGGCGGCGAAGCTGTGCGACATGCGCTGCGAGCCGAAGCCGAGCACGGCGGCCGCGCAGGTGGTGCGCATGGCCATCAAGCAGGAAGGCGGTGCCAAGTGACGCAGGCCGAGGTAATAGGCGACGAGGAGGCGGCGGAGCTGTTCGGGCTTTCGCGCGTGGCCCTGCGCCAGCACTGCATGGAGTCGTACGTCTGCCCCAAGGGGAAGGTGGACGTGCGCAAGGCGAACCCCGTGGTCGTGGGACGGTGCCGCAGGTGGCGGCGGAGCGCGATCATGGTGGTGCTTTCCACGAGGCCGGAGTGACGGAGGGTCGAAAGATGACGCTCGAAGAATGGGACAGGCAGCTCTCGGGGCTGTCACTTGAGGAATACGACCGCGAGGTTCGCCGCAGGGTGCGGCGCAGACGGCTCAGGGCGGCGGGCGAGATCGCGGCCGGGGTTCTCGCCCTTGCCATGTTCGCGCTGCTTGCGTGGCTGTTTCTCGTGGCGACGCCGGACCAGTGCAGCGCGGAGTGCGAAGCGTTGCGCGCCGAGATGGAGACGCAAGGCAAGTAAAGATTTCCCTGCCGCATGGTGCGGCGGGGAGGGCAAACGAAAGGTAAAGCAATGAAAACCAAGACGAAGGCCAAGGCTGCGGCCAAGAAGCAGCCGAAGGAGGCCGAAGCCGTGTCCGCGCCGAAGGTGGCGGACTACGAGCGGAAGCGGACGGAACTGGAGGTCGCGAAGCTGAAGGTCGCGCCCTGGAACCCGCGCCCGAAGATAACGCCAGAAAGCGTGGCGGATCTCGCGGCGAGCATCGAGTCGCTGGGGGTGATCGAACCCCTCGTGGCGATGATGGACGCGGACGGAGGCGCGACGCTTCTCTCCGGGCACAGGCGTCTCGCGGCCGCGAAGGTCGCGAAACTCGATAAGGTGCCGTGCGACATCCTCGTGGGCATCGACGAGCCGACGGCCAAGCGCATGACGTTCATCGCGAACTTGCAGCGCAAGGACGCCGACCCCCTTCTCGAGTCCGAGCTGGTGGGCGGACTGGTGAAGTCCGGCATGACGCAGGACGAGATCGCCGCCGAGACTGGGCGCGGCCGCGAATGGGTGGCGCGGAGGCTGAACCTCTCGCGCCTCTCGAAGTCGTGGCGCAAGCGCGTGAAGGACGGCGAGCAGATCACGACCGACTGCCTGGAGCACGTCGCGGCGTACCCCGAGGAGGTGCAGGAGCGCCTGAAGAACGCGGACAGGTACAACGGCAGCGGCGCGCTCCGCTGGTGCGACATCGAGGGCCAGTTCAGCCGCGAGACGCAGGACCTGAAGAAGGTGCCGTTCGACAGGACGCCGTGCAAGACGTGCCCGAACAACACGGGATGCTCGCCCGAGCTGTTCGACTGGGACGGCAAGCCCGCGACCTTCGGGAAGTGCCTCGACTCCAAGTGCTACAAGCGCAAGGTGGCCGATGCGGTCAAGGCGACGATCGCGGACGCGAAGGCTGCGGGCGCGACGGTGAAGGAGAACGAGAACCACCCCGACTACTCCATCAGCTTGCAGTCCAAGCCCGACAAGAAGCACGACACGCTGTACGTCTGGAAGGACTACAGCGGCGAGACTCAGATGCAGTGGGGCGAGTCCCCGAAGCAGGGCAAGCCCGGCGGGGGGATGAGCGACGAGGAGAAGGAGCTGCGCAGGATCAAGATCGCCGCTAACAAGGCGAGGCGCAAGCTGGCCGCGTGGTGCGAGAGCAACCTTTCGGGAGTGATTATGGCGGCATACACGGTAGACGTGCAGATCGCCCTTGCATTCCAGAGGGTGTTCGACATCGGCAGCTCGTGGCGCGTGTTCGGATCGCAGACGAACGCGGAGGTCGCCGCGAGGACGTACCTGCTCGACCCAAGCGCAAATGACTTTGCGCCGATGGAGCGGTGGGCGCCTCTGGCCGCGGCCGAGATTGCGGCGAAACTGGTCAAGCCGGAGATCGGTGCGAAGTACGCCGAACTTCTGATTGCGATTCTGCCACCGACGGCAGAGGCGTTGACAGACGAGGAACGCCAACTCATTGCGCCTGACGAGAGGGTGCTGAAACTCCGCGAGCCGGTCAAGGTGGTGTGGGCTTCATCGTCCACGGAAGCCGACGACGGCGAGGACGAAGAACCCTTCGACGACGAGGAAACCGAAGACTGACGAAAGGAGCGATACGATGCTAAACGACAGACAGAGAGAGACGGTGCGGGACTACTTCAAGCGCAATCCCGACGCCACGCCGCAGGACATCGAGAGGCTGCTGGGCTTCAAGATGGACAACGCGTCCGGGAAGATGGAGATCGAGTTCAGCATGACCGGAGACGACGACACGCACAACCTCACCTGCATGATAGCGGTGAAGCAGGTGCAGGCGTCGAAGCAGGACGTCGCGACGATGCTGCGCGCCTATGTCCTGAAGAAGGTGATGCTGGCGCTCCGCGAGGAGTTCTCCGGCATCCTTCAGGACGGCGACAAGATGCTGTCCATGGTGAGGAACGCGGAACAGGAGATCAAGAAGGAGTACCGCGCGTTCGTCGGGAAGGAGGGCGCATGACAAGGCAAGACTACATCAACCATCTTGACGCGCTGCGGCGCGGAGTGCTGAAGCTGATGGAGTACGACAGGGGCCAGAAGGATCTGAACGGTCCGCTTGTCGGAGCCACCACGCTGGAGGACGACCGCGCGAAGAAAACGCAGAAGATGCTCGAAGACCTGACCGTGCGCCTGTACGAGGACGCGGCCGTGTCAGAGAAGGTCAAGATCGAGAAGCTGGAGGCCGGCGACATGGAACAGGCCGAAATGACCTTCACCGACGAGATGTTGGAGAAGGCGGCCGAGAACATGGAGAAGCGGGCCAAGAGGAAAGGCGGTGCGAAATGAGCAAGATCATCCTGACCGCATCGAGCATGGCGTGCGCGCTCCGGTGTCCGCGCCGCTACTGGTACGACAACATCCTCGGGCTGAAGGAGGCGAACCCTTCCGAGGCCCTGCGGATAGGCACGGCGATCCACAACGGCGGCGAGGCGAGGGCCAAGGGCCTGGACTTCGGCGCGCAGTACGCGGCGGCGCTCACGGGCGGGACGCTCGACGAGTGGATGGCGGCCAAGGTGTTCGGCATCCTCGGAGCGTACGACAAGACCTATGGCGAGATCGAGGACAGGGACTGCCAGGCGATGGAGCCGGAGGTCGAGTTCACCGATCCCATAGACGGATCGCGGACGTTCGAGCAGCGCGGCAAGGTGGACGGCCTCGCCGTGCTGAAGGACGGGCGCAGGGTGGTGTGGGAGCGCAAGACCACGAGCGACGACGTGGGCGAGACTTCCGACTACTGGAACCGCCTGAAGTTCAACATCCAGCTGCTGGCGTACGCGGGATGGGTTTACCACGCCACGGGCGAGCTGCCCGTGTGCGTGTACGACGTCATCCGCAAGCCGCAGTTGCAGCCGAAGGCGAACATCCCAGACCTCGACGAGAACGGCCTGCCGATCGTCCTGGACGCGGACGGCAACCGCCGCATCAAGCGGGACGGGACGCCGAAGCTGACGGCAGACTCGTCCAAGGGCGAGCGCATGAAAGGCCACACCGAGACGACCGACGAGTACGGCACGCGGATCCTCGAGGCGATGACCGCCGAGAAAGACAAGTACTTCGCGCGGCGCGAGGTGGGCATCACGTTCGACATGCTCGACGAGTTCCAGAGGGAGCGGCTGGGCGTGTGCCGTATGCTCCTTCACTTCGCGGCGGAGGCGCGCAAGGCGAAGATGCCGGAGTACGCGTACCCGCGCGCGTGCAACCCCGACAACTGCCGGAGCTGCCCGTTCGCGGGGATGTGCCTCAACCGCATACATGTGGACGAGGCGAACGTTCCGGAGGGGTTCCGGATCGCGAAGCACGAGGAGTTGACGCATGAACAGACCGTGTAGCGACGATTCGCTTTACAGCGACTACTACTATGACAACCTATCACCAGACGATTTCGAGGAACGTCCTCGGATAAACCAAACGAAAGGAAAACAGAAAATGGCAATACCGAAGAGACCGAGCGCGGCGGCATTTCCCGCGCCAAAGACAACGACGGCTCCTGCGCCGAAGACGGAGCAGACCGTGGACGGATGGGGCGACTGCAAGCGCGGCCACTTCATCGGGCTGCATGGGACGGGGGGCGCCGGCAAGTCCACGCTCGCCGCGATGCTTCCGGGGCGGACGCTGTTCATCGACCTGGAGGGGTCGCTGAAGATCATCCGCCCGAAGCTGGAGGCGATGGGGCTGACGGAGCGGATCGCGCCGAAGTTCCTGAAGTACGACCCGAAGGCGCCGGCTGCGGCGTGGAACGACCTCATGGCGTTTCTCGCGTCCGACGCGGTGAAGGGCTACGACAACATCGTGATCGACAGCTTCACGCGCGCCCAGGAGTGGGCGGCGCAGAACTGCATCGAGTCGATCCCGGGCGACAGCGCCACGATCCGCAAGTCGCTGGAGCAGTGGATGTACGGCAAGGGGTCGCAGCTGGTGTTCGACAAGTTCGCGCCCATCTACCCGCTGATCGACGAGCTGGTGGACGGCGGGACGAACGTGCTGGCCATCGCGCACTCGGAGCCGACGAGGTTCACGAACGCCGACGGCGCTGACTACTGGCAGAACCAGCCGCGCCTCGTGCAGGGCGACAAGGGCAAGGCGCCCGGACGCTCGACGTTCCTCGAAAAGACCGACCACCTGCTCTACCTCGCGGCGGACGTGAGCGTGGAGAAGGGAAAGGCCAAGGGCGGCATGACGAGGACGCTCTACACGGGCGGCATCGCCACGATGATGGCGAAGTCGCGCACGGTGCAGGGGTGCGCGTTCGAGGTTCCGAACTGGGACGAGACGGACGGCGCGATGTTCGACTGGTCGCAGATCGTGAAGTGAGGAGGGAAAGACGATGGCATACAGCTACGGAATACCCGACGGCACCTACACGGGCCGTCCCACGACGGCGAGCTGCTACGAGAAGGACGGGCGGCTGATCCTCGACGTGAACTTCGCGGTCAAGGATCCGAACACGGGCGCGTGGTACAAGAAGGACAACGGCTACGACTGGGAGGCGCGGAAGCGCCACTGGCTGACGAGCGCGGACGGAGCCTTCAACGAAAAGACCATCGAGGGCCTGAAGGAGTGGGCGAAGGGGTGGCAGCCCCGGAGCCTCGACGACTTCTGGTGGTTCCAGAACCCCGACGCGAACGGGACGCCCTTCGGGAACCTGATCGCGATCGGGGAGGTCGAGCTGAACTTCGCGACCGACGGGCAGGGCAACCAGACGATCTGGGTGCACGACCCGGACCGCCCGAAGTCGGGAGGCCGCAAGGCGTACGTTCCCGACGGGGCGAGCGCTGACCGCGCGGCGATGATGGCGAAGTGGGGGACGAGGGCCAAGGCCCTGTTCGCCGCGACGCCGAAGAAGGTGGGCACGGGAACGCCCGCGCAGGCCGCTCCCAAGCCCGCACAGGCGGCTTCGGCGGCAGGGGGTGGTGTTGCACCTTCCCGCCCCGCGGCGGCCCCCGCGACCCCTTCCCGCCCCGCTGGAGGCGCACGTGCGAAGCCGAAGCCGTGGGCGGAGTTTCCGCAGACGGCGGACGGTGCGTTCGATTACTTCTGCGATCTTTTGGGCGAACCGTACGAAGGCGCGAAACACGAAGAGAAGTGGTTCGAGTTTTTCGACGCGGCGCGTCAGGGGAAAGACGTCGACGAGTTCACGCAAGAGGACGTGCAGAGGCTGTTCCAGACGATCAAGGACGGCATGGCCGGATGATTCACACACGCCCCGTCTCCGGCTGGCCATGTGCCGGGGGCGGGGCAACTTCACGACGAAAGGCAGAGACATGAAAATCAAGATAGCGGATCTCGACCTGACCTTGCAGACGCGGGCGGGGACGGATGCGGACACGATAAGGACATACGCCGAGGCGATGGCCGACGGCGCGCAGTTCCCGGACGTGACGGTGTTCACGGACGGCGAGACGTACTGGCTGGCCGACGGGTTCCACCGCGTGCTGGCCGCGAAGTCGAACGGCAAGACGGCGATATCCGCGGATGTCCGCAAGGGCACGGAGGACGACGCCGTGGTGTTCGGCGGGACGGCGAACAACAAGCAGGGCAAGCGGCCGACGATGGCCGACGTGCAGCACTTCCTCTCAATGGTGTGGGAGCGGCGCGAGGCGATCTTCGGAGGGACGCCCACGGGCGGGAACCTCGCGGAGCGGTGCGGAGTTTCGAGGGCGACGGGCGAGAGGTTCGTGCAGCGGAAGCTGGCCGAGATGCCGACGCGCCCACGGCGTCCTACTGCGTCAAAGATACAGTCGAAGATGCCGACGAGACCCACGCACCTCGTGGGCGCGAACGGCAGGGCGTACCCCGTCCGTCCGGCTCCGAAGAAGGAGAGCGTCGGACGGTGCCGGCACACGGACGCGGACGGGTTCTGCACGAACGAGAACATGCAGGGCGGCGGTTTCAAGTGCGTCGGGCCCGGATGCGATGGCCGAGAGGTGGCCGAGACCCCTTCCGCGCCTGTCCGTCCTACTGTATCAAAGACGCAGTTGAAGATGCCGACGAAGCCGGAGCGGCAGCACCCCGTTGTGCCGGTGGACAGGTACGGAACGGAGATTCCGGTCGAGATGCAGGAGGCGTTCGAGCCGAGCCCGCTTGCGGACATCCTCTCGTGCATCAGCAAGGCGAGGGTGGCGCTGCGCAAGGGGTTCGAGGACAACGATCCGGCGTTCGCGGCGGTGCGCCAGGACGCGCTGGTGAACTTGAACAACGCGTACAACTTCGTGAACGCCGCCGAGCCGCATTGCGTGTGCCGGATGTGCCAGGGGAACGGGTGCAAGGCGTGCCACGAGCGCGGGTGGCAGACCGAGGAGGAGTACAAGCGCAACCCGAAGGAGTTCCAGGCGAAAGGCGGTGCGAAATGATGGGGTCGTTCGTAATGGATTGCATGATGCCGACACTGGAGATGTGTGCCGTCGTGGTGCTCGTCGCCGTGTTCGTTGCGTGGCTGGGCCATGTCATCAATTCGGTTGCGCGGTCGGCGGATGCTCTTGAGCGGATTGCCTATGCGCTCGAAAATGGCGAGGACGCCGAAGCCGAGGATGCCGAAGGCGAGGATGCCGAAGGCAAGGACGCCAAACAGGAAGGCGGTGCGAAATGAAGGTCGAGCTGAGAGTTGGCACGGCGATTGTGAGCTGCGAGACAGACCACAGGCCTGATCCGAGCGGGAAGTGCTCGGAGAACGACGCGGCGCGTCAGGCGCTTTTCGAGAGGCTGCTTGACGTCGCCATCGCGCAGATGAACCAATGGATGTACAACAATAACGAACCCGTCGGAACGCCGAAGCCGCCGAGTGAGTATGTGCGGACTCTTGAAAAGGCGCTGGAGCCCGTGCTGGCCATAGAGGGCGCGATCGAGCAGGCGAAGCGCACCGACAGGAAAATCACCTGCCGCGAGGACGAGAGGCTGTTCCAGAGCCTCGATGCCGTCGCGGAGGCGCAGAAGATCATGCAGCCGGTAATTGCGCTGGAACAGGCGGCCGCAGAGGTGCGGGCGAAGATGGCGGAGGCGACCGCGTAGCCGTCTCCTCATGGGCAAAACGAAAGGACACCAGAAGATGGAAAACCAAGAGACGTTGGACGCCATCGCGGCGGAAGTCCGCGCGAGGGCGAAGGCGTGGCCGGATCCGTCGCTCGTCCAGTACGACGAGCGGCTGGCCGACCGCATCACGGATGCCGCGAGACGGGAACACCTCAACCTCGACGCGCTGGAGCGCGCCTGCGAGGAGGTGCTGGACGCGGAGACGCTGAAGAAGGTGGTCGCCGCGAAACGGCGCATCCAGGACGAGCTGAAAGAGGGTGGCAGATGAAGGAGAAGATCATGCGATGCGGTGGCGTTTCGATAAGGGCCGACGAGGTTCTTTTTGCGATCGCTAACACGGGGGACACGAGCGAAGTGTTTCTCAGGTGCGGGCGTTCCGTCGTGGTGAAGATGTGCATCGCCGCGTTCGACCACGCGTGGAACGAGGCGCTGGACGAGGGCGACCGGCAGCGCAAGGTCGTAAGGCTTGCTGACTGCGACATCGGGAAGTCCCTGTGCGCCCTTCACCTCGAAGACGAGCGCCGCACGAAGTACATGTGGACGTGCCGCGATGGGCGGGAGATCGCCGTCGAGGACATGTCCGACGAACACCTGGCGAACACGATAGCGATGCTGGAGCGGCAGATGCACGAGCGCGGGATCGTGGAGGAAAACCGGGGGGAGGTGTTCGGATGAGACTTCGCGACTATCAGGAAGCGGCGGCCGAGGGAGTGTTCCGCGAATGGCAGGAGCATTCGTCCGCGCTCGTCGTGCTGCCGACCGGCCTCGGAAAGACGGTGCTGTTCGCGGACGTCATCCGGCAGATGCACGAACGCGGGGCGCGGGCGATGGTGCTGGCGCACCGCGAGGAGCTGATAACACAGGCCGCCGACAAGATACGGCGCGTCACGGGGCTGGAGGCGCAGATTGAGATGGGCGAGTACCACGTCACCACGATGTTCGGGGAAATGCCGCCCGTGGTGGTTTCCACCGTGCAGACGCACTGCGCGGGAGGCGACGGCGCCGGACGCATGAGCAAGTTCGACCCGCAGGACTTCGGGCTCGTCGTGATCGACGAGGCGCACCACGCCACGGCGGGCACGTACCGCAGGTGCATCGACTGGTACAGGCAGAACCCGAACTGCAAGGTGCTGGGCGTGACGGCCACTCCCGACCGCGCGGACGAGGCCGCTCTGGGCGCGGTGTTCGAGTCCGTGGCCTACGAGTACGGCGTTCTGCAGGCGATCCAGAGCGGGTGGCTCGTCCCCATCGAGCAGCAGATGGTGACGGTCGGATCGCTGGACTTCTCGAACATCCGCACCACGGCGGGCGACCTCAACCAGGGCGACCTCGCGGAGGTGATGGAGGACGAGCGCAACCTTCAGGGCGTGGCCGTCCCGACGGTGGAGATATGCGGCGAGCGTCGCGCCATCGTGTTTGCGGCCACGGTGGAGCAGGCCGAGAGGCTGGCCGAAATCCTCAACCGCTACAGGCCCGACCGCGCAGCGTGGCTGTGCGGCAAGACCGACAAGGAGGAGCGGCGCAGGATGCTGGCCGACTTCAAGGCGGGGCGCTTGCAGTTCATCGTGAACGTGGGCGTGCTGACCGAGGGGTTCGACGACGCGGGCGTGGAGGTGGTCGTGATGGCGAGGCCGACCAAGAGCCGCGCCCTGTACGCGCAGATGGCGGGACGGGGCACGAGGCCGGCCGAGGACATCGCGGGCATGCTGGGCGACGTGCCCACGGCAGCGGAGCGGTGCCGGATGATACGCGAGAGCCGCAAGCCGTCGTGCCTCATCGTGGACTTTGCGGGGAACGCGGGGCGGCACAAGCTGTGCTGCTCGGCGGACATCCTCGGAGGGAACATCGACGACGAGGTGGTGGCCGAGGTGTCGCGGCGCGTGAAGGAGAACGGCAAGCCCGTGGACATGGCCGCCGAGATGGAGAAGGTCAAGGCCGAGATCGCGGAGCGCAAGAAGCGCGAGGCGGCGACGAGGGCGCGTCTCCAGGCGCGGGCGAACTTCCTCGTCACGAAGATCGACCCGTTCGACCAGTGGGACCTGACGCCCGTGCGGGAGCGCGGATGGGACAGGGGCAGGAGGTTCAGCCCGAAGCAGTCGCAGGTGCTGCTGGAGCGCATCGGGGTCGATCCCGAGAAGATACCCTACGGGCAGGGCAAGCAGCTCCTCGACGAATACTTCCGGCGCGTGTCCTCGGGCATGGCGTCGCTGAAGCAGGCCGCGCTCCTGAAGCGGAGCGGGTTCCACATGCCGCTGCGGCACGACATGGCCGGACGGATGATCGGACGGATGCGCGAAAGGCAGGGCTGGTGACATGAAGCGGAAGTGCGAAGTATGCCCGGCGGAGGTCCAGGCCGTGTGCCGCCACGCGTTCGGGAAGTTCTGGGGCGAAAAGTCCTCGAACGGCGAGGGGTGCGACCACCCTCTCGACGCGGTGGCCGAGGCGTGGTACGCGAGAGGGTGGAAACCGGGGACGGGCGCGACGACGAGCCTGACCCTGCCGCTCGACGGAGCGCCGAAGATGCCGACGCGCCCACGGCGTCCTACTGCGTCAAAGATACAGTCGGGGATGCCGACAGGGCCGAGGGTGTCGGCGGCGATCATGCGGCAGGCAGACCTCTTTTTCGGGAGGGCGGAGAAGTGAAGAAGCAGACGGAGCCATCGCCGGAGACGTGGCAGGGACGCTACAACGCGTTCAAGAAGCTCCTGCCGACGGTATCGACCGCGCATTCGCCGAGCGACATATTCCGCGACGTGTGCCGCATCTTCTCCCTGTCGCTGCGGGGGACGGTGACGATCGACAAGGCCGAGCGGGACGAGATCGAGAGCATGTACGCCTCGCTTGCCGGGAGGTACGGGCCTGACGGGATGAAGAAGGTCGGCGCCATGTTCGCCCATCTCGTCGAAGCGCTGGAGCTGAAGCGGAGCGACTTCCTCGGCCACGTGTACGAAGACCTGAACGCGACGGTCAAGTCGTTCGGCCAGTTCTTCACGCCCGACAGCGTTTCCGCGCTGATGGCGAAGATGACGTTCGCGGAGCGTCCGGAGCCCGGCAGGATCGTGAAGATGAACGACTGCGCCTGCGGCGCCGGCGCGTTGCTCATAGAGGGCGCGGAGGCGTTCGTGGAAGCGGGCGGGCGACAGGGCGACATGCTGATATTGGCCGAAGACCTCGACGCCACGGCGTGCTGCATCGCGTACACGCAGCTTTCGCTCCTGGGATATCCGGCGATCGTCCGCCACATGGATTCGCTCAGAGTGGAGGTGTACGAAGGGCCGTGGTTCACGCCCGGCTACTTCTTCCACGGGATGCCGATGCGCAGACTGTTCAGGAGCGGCACGGGCGGCGAGCAGCCAAAGGGCGAAAGCAAGGAAGATCAAGAGGTGGTGGACGTCCGCCAGCTCGTGCAGACCGAGTTTGACTTCGGCGGGGAGGGGAAATGAGAACCGAGTACATATTCCCGACCGTTCTGATCGCGCTCGACGTGTGCGCGGCCCTGCCCTACGCGTGGCACGGCAACTGGCGCATGATGGTTTATTGGCTTGCGGCCGCGACGCTGACCGCTTGCGTGACTTACACCGGAGGCAAGGCATGAGCGAACAGACACAAGAGCCACATCTTTCGACAAATGAGATTCTGAGGATCGGAAGAGACTTTCAGAAGTCCGACAGATGGCGAGGCGCAACCTTCGACACGGCGAAGCTGCTATGCGATGAGATCGAGCGCCTGGCGCGGCGCCTGGGCAGACTCGAATACGAGCATTCGACCGTCATGAAGATTCTGCGGGACGTCAAGCTCTACCCGTCAAGCCTCGATCCGCATGACGACGACTTCGGCAGGCCGTCGGGCGACGAGATGCGCGCCAGCTACCGCGCCGTTTGCCGGATACGGATCCTGTACCCTGGCGAAGAAGGAAGGGGCGCGAAATGAAACGCCCGATAGTTTTCCTCGACCTGTACTGCGGCGCGGGAGGTTTCTCGACGGGGTTTGCCGAGGCGATGAAAGACCTCGGCCTGACGTTCCGCGAGATCGCGATAAACCACTGGTTCAGGGCGGTCGAGACGATGCGCGCCAACCATCCGGGGGTGTACGCGATGCAGATGGACATCGACGCGGCCACGCCGGACGACATCGAGACGGACGTGATAGACCACCTTCACGCCTCGCCGTCCTGCACGCACCACTCCAGGGCGAAGGGAGGCAAGCCGAGGTCGAACCAGCTCCGGTCGCAGCCGAACGAGATCTGGAAGTTCGTGGACAACAAGCACGTCCGCTGGATCACCATCGAGAACGTGCCCGAGTTCACGAAGTGGGGGCCGCTCACCCGCAAGGGCAAGCCGATCAAGCGCATGGAGGGGTCGTGCTTCCGGGCGTGGCTGGAGCAGTTCACGGCGAGGGGCTACGACTACGAATGGCGGATCCTCAACTGCGCGGACTACGGCGACGCCACGAGCCGGAAGCGGTTCTTTCTGATCGCGGTCAAGCGCGGATGCGGGAAGATTCGCTGGCCGAAGCCGACGCACGCCGAGGTTCCGGGGCACGGGCTGAAGCGGTGGCGCGGCGTGGACGAGTGCCTGGACTACGCGGACATGGGGCACTCGATCTTCGACCCGAAGTACCCGCTCGTGCAGAACACCCTTCGCCGCGTGGCCGTGGGGCTGAGGAAATACTGCGGCATAGACTTCCAGATCGACATGCTGGGGGCCGGAGAGGATGACGAGTCGCGCGTACTGCCTCTCACGAAGCCGCTGCGGACGCAGCACACGGCGAACCGCACGATGATCGTGCGCCCCTTCCTCGTGAAGTTGAACAACCACGCCACAGTCGAGGACGTGGCCGATCCGCTGACGACCGTCACCACGTCCGGCAACCACCACGCGCTGTGCACGCCGTTCGTGGTGAAGATGAGGAACAACCAGGACTGCGCGTCCGTGGACGATCCGCTGTCCACGATATCCTGCTCCGGAGCCCACCACGAACTGTGCCAGCCGATAATCGTGGAAATCTCCAACAACGGCAAGGCGCGAAGGATCAAGAAGCCGCTCGGAACGCAGACGACGAAAGACCATTTCGCGCTCGTGAGGTCTTTCGTCCTCGGCCAGCAGGGAGGCGCGGCGCTCCGCCCCGACAGCGACCCGTGCCCGACCGTGGCGACCGGCGGAGCCATCCGCAAGGTGGATGCGGTCATACTCGACATGAGCCGTCCAGCGGGGCCGGACTCCGGGCACGTCCGCTCGTCGAAGGAGCCGATGCGGACGATCACGACGTACGACAACGTGCAGGGAGTGTTCGCCCTTCTGGAGGACGGGCGGCTGCTGGACGTGCGGATAAGGATGCTCAAGCCGAGCGAGCTGGCCGCCGCCCATTCGTTCCCGAAGGACTACATGCTTTCGGGGAGCAGGGCGGACCAGGTGAAGCAGATCGGAAACTCGGTGCCCGTGAGGACGGCGAAGGCCATCGTGAAGGCGATATTCGGAAAGGCGGCGTAATGAACACGATATCAACATCGACAGACGGATGGAACGGCGAGGAGTGTCCGCCGGTGACTGCGACGACTGCGGTCTGGAAGATCGAGCTGATCCCGTGCCCGGAGATAAACCTGCCGCCGTTCGACCCGTCCGCGGACGGGATAAGGGACGCGGCGAGACGCCACGACGCGCTGGCCAGGCGGAAGTACGTCAAGCCGTTCAAGTGGTTCAAGTTCAACAGGGCGAGGAGGGCCACCGCGAAATGAACGGGTGGCGCAGAGTATCGAGGCGCGAGCCGTGCCCGATATGCGAGCATGCCGACTGGTGCGGCGTGTCGGACGACGGCGCGGTGTGCCACTGCATGAGGGTCGAGAGCGCGAACCCCTGCCCGTCCGGCGGGTGGTTCCACTTCCTGAAGGAGCGCCCGAAGCGCGTGGAGGTGAGACGCGGGCCGAAGCCGCCCGTCCGCCCGAGGATGTTCAACGCCGAGCTGACGATGGCGGGGTTCCGCGCCGAGTTCGAGAGCCCGGGAGGCGGGAAGGACATCTTCGACTCGCTGATCGAGGTCGCGAACGACCTGAACCTGTGCGCGGCCGACATCGACCGCCTTCTCGTCGGACGGAGCGCGTTCCACGGCGCGTGGGCGTTCCCGATGCTGGACGGAGGGGGAAAGTGCGTCGGGATAAGGCTGCGGGAGTACGGCGGCAGCGGCAAGTGGTCCGTGGGCGGATCGCGGGACGGCCTTTTCTACGACCCGGAGCTGATGCCGAGGGAGGCGGAGTACAACGGGATGAAGGGGCACGAGCTGGTGGTGGTGGAGGGCGCGACGGACTGCATAGCCGGGTATGCGCTCGGCCTGCCCTGCGTGGGGAGGTCGGCATGCGCCACGGGGGCGGATGCGCTGAAGGAGCTGTGCGCCCGGCTCCTCGTCTCGCGCGTCACGATCGTGAGCGACAACGACGAGTACAAGTTCCGTCCGGACGGGACGCCGTGGAAGCCTGGCGCGGAGGGTGCGCAGGCGCTGGCGCGGAGGATGGGGCGGACGTACAGGATCGTGACCCCGCCGAAGAAGGACCTGCGCGAGTGGTACTACGCCGGGCTGACCGCCGAGACCTTCTGGATGGTGGCGGATCTCCAGCCGTGGCGCAGGGCGCAGGGCGGCGGTCCCGTGCTCTTTCCCCCTTCCGCCCCCAAGACCCCCACCATCCCCCATACTCAGTCATCGGTAATCAAGAGACCTACAAGGAGACCCCATACTCATGAATAATAATTATAATAATACTACTACGCGCACGTGCGCGCGAGAGGTGCTGGCATGAGCGGCGCAGTCCCACACGTCAGCATGGAATGGCTGGATGACTACATGAAGCGGCTCGGCAGTTCAAGGAACCCGCCCCAGGAACCGGCCACGGCGAGCCGGAAGCCAGCCAAGAAACTCGTACCCTACTCTCACGCCAAGCGCGTGGCGGTGCCTCTACGCGCGGCAGAGGGGAAGATGTCGAAGACCGAGGAGCGGTACAGACGGGACATGCTCAACGGCGGGGGGAGGTTCGAGCCCGTGTCGCTCCGTCTTCCCGGGGGCGGGAGATACACGCCCGACTTCATGACGGTGGACGACGGCGTGGTGACTTTCCACGAGGTCAAGGGGTCGTACCGTCTCGGATCGCAGGGCAGGGCGTACACCGCGTTCCACGAGGCCGCAGCCTACTATCCCATGTGGCGGTTCGTATGGGCGCACTGGACCGGCAAGACGTGGGATGTTTCGACGATAGCAGAGGACGGCGATTTGACGGGCGGTTGAAATACGATGAACTGTACACCCGAAAAATGCCCGCACAGGGCGCTGATGGAGAAGGCAAGGGCCGCTTGCCTCGCCTGCGACCACACGGAGCCGGCGGGGCACGGCGGAACTGTCTCCTACGACGCCGCGGGGGAGCGCATCGTGCAGCGCGAGAAGATCGCCTTCGACCGCACGCCGAGGGGGCAGGTCACCACCCTTCCGCCCGAGGTCGAGGAGCGCACGGCCGAGCTGTACCGAAGGTGGTGCATGCTCGACACGATAGACGCCCTGCTCATGCTTCACGTGTGCAACGGGGGCACGACCGCCAATTTCGGCGCGTACCTCGACAGGGTGCGGGAGACCATAGGGCGCATGGACGTGACGAGGGACAGCTACAGGGCGACGGCATGGGCGAAGTTCCAGCGGCTGATCCGCAGGTTCGCGCCCTTCATCCACGGACGCCTGCACTCGTGGGACGACGGCCACGGGGGAGCGGTGCGCAGGGAGCGGGAGGACGCCGAGCGGAAGGACTTGCAGCCCGACCTGTTCGACTTCATGGGGGGCGACCGATGATGCGTATGATATATGGCCGCGCCGAGGCTGTCAAGTTTTTTGACGCGCCAGAGCCGCGCAGGGCCGTCCAGGACGCGTCCGCGAGTTTTCCCCGTGTGTGGATTCGCGTTCAAAGGGAAGCGCCCAGACGGCGGATTTCGGGCCATCCGCGCGATGGCGGCCCGTGGGGTAGGTACTCCCGGAGGGGGCGCACACCGGCCTATGCCCAAGGCGCGAGATACCCCGAGAAAATGTAGTGACGAATTTTTCTGAAAACCCAAGGAGGCGGAAATGCGGAAGCGAAAGACTGAGGTGTCGGCTCTGCCGGCGGTGGATGCCGACGGGAACGGGGGCGTCGCCCTTGCCGAGGGCGAGGAGCGGGTGGAACTGTCCGCCCTGCGCGAGAACCCGGACAACCCGCAGACGGTGACGGAGGAGGAGTTCGGGAAGCTGCGCGACTCGATGCGGCGGATCCACGGATTCCTTCGGACGCGTCCCCTTCTGGTCGAGGAGGACGGCACGATCAAGTGCGGCAACAAGAGGTTCCGGGCGCTGGTGAGGAACGGCGTCAAGGTGGTGCCCGCCGACTACGTGAGGCGGCTTTCGGACTACACGCCCGAGGAGGTGCGCGAGTTCATCCTTCAGGACAATTTGCAGCGCGGGGACTGGGACGTTGACAAGCTGCTGGCGCAGTACAGCGCGGACGAGCTGAAGGCGCTCGGGGGAGGGTTCGACGAGCTGATCGCGGAGTTCGCGGCCAGGGGCGCGGAGAGCGAGTTCGAGTACTCGTCGAAGATCGAGGCGCCGCAGTACAACATCACGGGCGAGAACCCGGAGCTGGAGGAGCTGTACGACACGGAGAAGGCGGACGCGCTGGCCAAGGAGATAGACGAGGCCGACGTGCCGAAGAAGGTCAAGGCGTTCCTGAAGGTCGCGGCGATGCGGCATGTGGTGTTCAACTTCCGAAACATAGCCGAGTACTACGCACACGCCGACGCGAAGGTGCAGCGGCTGATGGAGAAGTCCGCGCTCGTGATCATCGACTTCGAGGACGCGATACGGAACGGGTTCGTGATCGTGTCCGAGAGGATGGCGGCCCTGCGGGGAGGTGACGAAAGCGAGGGCGGCGATGATGCGTGACGACTTCTGCGTGTTCATCCTCACGCACGGACGCGCCGACAACGTGATAACCGCGCGGACGCTGAAGCGGCAGGGGTACACCGGCAAGACCTTCTTCGTGGTGGACGACCAGGACGAGCAGGCCGACCGCTACCGCGAGAACTTCGGGGCCGAGAACGTGCTGGTGTTCGACAAGGAGGACGCGTGGCGGAGGTGCGATCCGATGGACAACGCGCACCGGATGGGCGTCATCCTGTACGCGAGGAACGCTTGCTTCGACCTCGCGCGGAAGGTGGGGGTCAAGTACTTCCTGGAGCTGGACGACGACTACAAGCAGTTCTGCTTCAGGTGGCGGAACGGCGAGAAGCTGGACTGGAGGGACATGGACGACCTCGACTCCGTGTTCTCCGTGATGGTCGAGTTCCTGATCGCGACGAACGCCGACACGGTGGCGATGGCGCAGGCCGGCGACTTCGTGGGAGGGATCAGCTCGACCGCCGCGACGCATCCCGTCCTGCGCAAGGCCATGAACACGTTCTTCTGCCGGACGGACAGGCCGGTGAGGTTCCAGGGTTCGATAAACGAGGACGTGAGCATGTACGCGCTGGCCGGGCTGCGGGGGCGTCTCGTCCTCACGCTGACGTCCGTGATGATCGTGCAGATGGTGACGCAGACCAACGCGGGGGGCATGACCGGGACGTATCTCGACGGCGGCACGTACCTCAAGAGTTTCTATTCCGTCATGGCCGCTCCGTCGTGCGTCCGCATCTCCATGCTGCACGGAGGCACGAAGGACACCGCGCAGCACTGGCGGATCCACCACCACGTGAAGTGGGAGAACTGCGCGGCGAAGATCATCAGCGCGAGGTGGCGCAAGGGCCGTGGCGGGAGATAGCGCAGGATGGCGGTCGCGGAGACAGCGAAGGTCGAGGCGCTGGCGGCGCAGGGATTGTCGAAGGTCGAGATCCGTGGGCTGCTGAAGCGCGACCTTCTGCCGGAGGAGGTTCGGGCCGTGGCCGCAGGGCGTGGAGTGTGGAAGCTGAAGGAGGCGAAGCGGAAGGCGAGCAAGGGCGAGGCGAAGACCGGCGCCGAGAGAATGAGCCAGCTCCGGGCGAAGAAGAACGCCATCGAGAGGCGGGAGCCCGAGGACATGGCGCGGCGGAGGCGGCTGGAGAAGAACCCCGAGAAGTGGCTGAAATGGTACTTCCCGAACATCTTCACCCTGCCCTTCTCGGACGGGCACCGGGCGATCATCGACGCGATCCTGAAGACGGACGCGACCGGCAAGAACACGGTGGTGGCCGCTCCGCGCGGAGAGGGCAAGACGAACATCATGCGCTACATGTCGATCTACCTCATTTTCACGGAGCGGGAGAAGTTCGTGGTCGTGGGAGGGTGGCAGAACCGCGCGGCGTCGGAGGCGTTCTCTACGTGGTGTCTCGCGCTCACGTCCGAGCGGCTTGTGGCCGACTACCCGGAGTTCTGCGCTCCGTTCGCGGAGTCAACCCACGGGAACCGCCTGCCGCGCCTGCACTGGCACGGCGAGGACCAGCCGACGGGTGCGGCGATAAAGTCCACGCGGATGCAGATCGTGTTCCCCGACGGGCGGGGCGCGATGGCCGCGGGATCGCTCCAGGGCGACATCAAGGGGCTGAACATCACGACGGCCGGCGGCGTGTCCCTTCGTCCCAGCAAGCTGCTCCTCGACGACCCGCAGGATGTGGACCGCGCGGCGGATCCCGTGTTCGTGCAGGAGACGCTGCACAAGATCGACACGCAGTGGCTGTGCCTCGCCGGGCCGGACACCCGCATATCCATGATGGTGGCCTGCACCATCTACGCGCCGGACGACGTGGGCGAGAGCCTGGGCAAGCGACGGGACAGCGTGTTCGTGCGGATCCCGCGCGTGACTTCGTGGCCCGTGGACTTCGACAAGACGGACAGCCTGGCGCGGACGCTCTGGGAGAAGTGGTTCGACCTTTACTGCGACGAGGGGACGCGCGACGAGTCGATCGCGTTCTACCGGCGGAACAGGAAAGCGATGACGGACGGCTTCGCGGTCTCGTGGAAGTACCGCTTCGACAGGTCGAAGGGAGACCCGGACGCCCTTTTCAGCGCGATGGTGGACTACTTCACGAAGGGGCGCGAGGCGTTCTTCTCGGAGTACCAGAACGAGCCGGTCGACCGCGACGTGAGCCTGTACGAGCTGACGCCGAAGTGCGTCATGTCGCACGCCTGCAACCTGAAGCAGAACGAGTCGCCGGACGACACCGTGCTGACCGTGCTGACCACGGACATCAACTACTCGTACGGCCTGACCTACGAGGTGGCCGCGTTCACGAGGGCGCACACCTGCCACGTCCTGGCCGAGGGCGTGTGGTGCGGGGCGCCGCTTCCCGTCTCCACCAAGAACACCAACCAGATGCAGCGGCAGGCCGCCGTGAAGAAGTCGCTCGAGAACTTCTCGGCGTGGGTGGCGATGCAGCCGTGGCGGATCGACCAGTGGTACATCGACGCCGGCGGCGAGCAGTTCGAGACCGTGACCTCGTTCTGCCGCGAGGCGCGGAAGGAGGGGCGGCTGGGGCGCGCGATGATAGGCCGCGCCGGCAAGACGTACAACCCGCTCACGAAGACGCAGTTCGGGCGGGTGCGGGCGAGGGTGTACATGTGCTTCACCCGCGAGAGCGGCAGGTGGTACTGCTTCGACGCGGACTTCTACAAGGAGGCGGGGCAGACCTCGTGGATCACCCCCGTCGGCCAGCCGGGGAGCGCGACCATATACGAGGGCTCGCACCGCGACTACGCCGACCAGATGTGCCGTGAGGTGCTGGAGGCGAAGGGCGTGCTGGAGACGCGGTCGGGAGCGGCGACGGTGTACGCGTACAAGTGGAACACGCGGCCCGGAAAGCACGACAAGCTGGACACCCACGCGATGGCGTACGCTGCCGCGGGGTACGAGGGGGTGCTGTCGCTCGACGCGGAGGTGCATCCGCACGCCGTCCGTGGCGGAGACCACGACGCGTATAGGCGAAACCGAAGGAGGTCATACGATGGGTAGGAACAGGCGAAGGACATACGAGGAGGCCGTCGGGATCGACGAGCATGCCGACGGCATCCCCTGCGCGGAGTGCGGATGCCGCCATTCGTACGTGGTGCGGACGGTGAAGATGGGCGCGGTCATACGCCGGACGAGGCGGTGCCGGCACTGCGGCCACGAATACTACACGACCGAGGCGGGATAGGGTTCTACTGTATCATTGACGCAGTAGAACGCCCCCGCCAACTGCGTCAATGATACAGTAGATCGACCACTTCCGACTGTATCTTTGACGCAGTTGGAGAGGGTACGCGGAGTGGCGGGAGGTGTGTAAAGTCGTGAAAAAGTGCTAGATATAGCACCGTGCGCATGGTTTTTGCGCTTGACGTGCGCTATCATTGTACGCGCAATGGCACAGAACCAGACAGACACGGCGAACGCGCCGACGGCAGGGGTGAGCGACGCGGACTTCGCGGAGGCCGCGGCGAACCCTTCCTCGTTCTCGGTGGACGGACTTTCGCAGACGAACCGCCCGCTCACGGAGCTGATCGCGGCTGACCAGTACCTGCGCAAGCGCGCGAGGGCGGGACGGCGCCGCCATCCTCTCGCGGGGATGGTGTCGCATCTTGTGCCGCCGGGGACGTGCGACCGCTGAAAGGAGCCCGACGAGATGGCGAAGAAACACCAGAGGACATCGTTCGAGGGGGCGCAGATAAGCGCCCGCTTCGACAACGCCCGCCACACGCCCGACACGGACTCCCTTTTCCGCAACGTGGATTCGCTTGCGATCACCGCCGCGCTTTCGCCCACGGTGCGCCGCACGGTGAGGGACCGTGCGCGGTACGTGGTGTTCAACTGCCCGTACGCATGGGGAATGCTCGACTCGCACGCCTCGTACGTCGTGGGGGCGTGGGTGTCCGCGTCCTTCCCGCGCGGAGGGGTGCCGGAGAAGGTGCGCGACAGGTTGGTGCGCGACTTCGACGCGTGGGCGCTCAAGGTTGGGCTGTGGGAAAAGCTGCGCACGATGGTCAGGGCGAAAACCACGGACGGAGAGGCGTTCGCCGTCTTCTACACGGATCCCACCATCGTGGACAGGAAGAACCGCGTCACCCTGAACCTCGCCACGATCGAGTGCGACCGCGTGGAGTCGTGGTCGGAGGCCGTCACCCGCGAAAACGAAACGGACGGCATCCGCTTCGACCCTTACGGCCATCCGACGGAGTATCGCATTTTGAAGTACCACCCCGGAGACTACCGCGTCAGCATCAAGAACCGCCGCGGCGAGTGGACCAAGGCGTCAAACGTCATCCATTATTTCGACGTGCTGCGGCCCGAGCAGGTGCGCGGGGTGAGCGACTTCGTGTCCGCGCTGGAGATTCCGGCCGACCAGAAGTCGTACCGCTCGTCGGTGACGCAGACCGCGATCAACGCGGCGAACATCAGCGGCGTACTGGAGACCGACCAGGTGCCGGAGTGCTTCGACGACGAGGACGCGTCCATCGGCAAGTGCGCGATGGAGGTCAAGCCGAACACCGTGTTCCAGATGCAGCGCGGGGCACTCGTGACCATGCCGGAGGGATGGAAGATACACCAGCTCCAGGCGCAGCAGCCGACGTCCCTGTACAACGACTTCGTGCGGGCGCTGATCGCGGAGATGGCGCGCTGCCTCTCGATGCCGGTCAACCTCGCCATGTGCGACTCGAGCCAGCACAACTTCGCGTCCGCGAAGATCGACCACACCGTGTACGGCGACAAGATCGACTCCATCCGCTCGACCCTCGCGACGAAGGTGCTCGACCGCATCTTCTCCAAGTGGCTGGAGGAGTACGCGGTGCAGCAGAGGATCGACGAGAAGACGCTGGACGCGCTCATGGACGTCGAGTGGCTGTTCATGGCGAGGCGCAGCGCGGACGTGATGAAGGACGCAAGCGCCGACAACACGCGGCTCGGGAACGCCTCGCTTTCGTACGAGACCCTTTACGCGAAGGACGGGAAGGACTGGAAGCGGGAGGTGCGCCAGGCGGTGGCCGAGCGCGCGCAGATCCTGTCGTGGTGGCGCGAGGAGTGCGCGAAGAACGGACTGCCCGAGGACACGCCCTGCCCCTTCTTCGCGAAGTCCGCGCCGGTTCCGTCCGCGCCGACCGAAGACCAGCTTCAGCACGACACGCAGAAGAACCTCAACCCGAACAACCGGGCGAAGGGAAATTGACGGAAGATCCAAACGTGAAGGAGAACTGACATGCCGGATGAAAAGATAGCCGAACTTCTGAAGAAGCCGCTCGTCGCGACGGGCGTGGTTTCGCTCGTCGCCGAGAAGGACGCCGAGGGCAAGCCCGTGGAGGGCAACAAGAAGATGACGATCACCGCGTACAACGGCGGGCTGATGAACGTCGCCTGGGGCTACCCGGTCGGCATCGAGCTGTCCGGCCTGAAGTGGCGCGACGACAACGCCGTGCCGATCCTGTGCCAGCACAAGACGTACTCGATCGACGCGATATGCGGACAGGCGACGAAGGTGTCGCACGACGGAAAGACCCTCACCATCGACGCGGACTTCATGCCCGTGTCGCAGGACGCGAAGAAGGTGCACGAGCTGGCGAAGTCCGGCTTCAAGTTCCAGGCGAGCGTGGGCGTGTCCGCGAAGGACGTCATCTTCATCGACGCGAAGCAGTCGTACAAGCTGAACGGCGAGGAGGTCAAGGGCGAGTGCTACATCGTACGCGCCGGAACGCTGAACGAAGTTTCCATCGTCCCCTTGGGGGCCGATGGGTCAACCCAGACGGCTATTGCGGCCGCTGCAACCACAACCAAAGGGAAGGAGGGCGAAATGCCCGAAGAAAACAAGAAGCCGGTGCAGGCCGGAACGCAGCCTGACACCGCAACCGTGGAGGCGGCAGCGCAGAACGCCGAGCGCGAGCGCGTCGCTTCCGTCATCGCCGCGTGCAAGGGGCACGAGGACATCATGGCCCAGGCCGTGAAGGAGGGCTGGAGCGCCGAAAAGGCGGAGCTGGCCTGCCTCAAGGCCGAGAAGGAGGAGGCCGAAAAGGCGAAGAAGCAGGCCCAGCTCGAGGCGTCCCGCCCCGGCGCGCCCGCCATCATCAACCTCCAGGCTTCCGCGTCGCACGACGCCAAGACCGTTGTCGCCGCCGCCTGCATGGGCGCCGCGATGAAGGACAAGGATCTGGAGGCGCAGTGCAAGGGCGTCGACCTCGACGCGGCGCACGACCTCAGGATCACCCGCTTCAGCGACATCTTCGCCGCGTTCGACATCCAGTACCGTCCGGGCGACAACGAGAGCATGGAGAAGGCGCTCCGCGCCGCGTTCTCGAACGCGGTCATCCCGAACGTTCTCTCCAACGTCGCGCACAAGTTCGTGATGGCCGGATTCGGCGCGGTCGGCGACGACTGGCGCAAGGTCTCCCGCGCGGTCTCCGTCGTGGACTTCAAGGAGGTCAAGGGCGTGCGTCTCGTCATGGGCGGGGTGCTGAAGCCGCTCGGCAAGGGCGGCGAGCTCCAGCACGTCGACCTCTCCGACGACGGACGCGCACTCAAGGCCGCGACGAAAGGGTCCATCGTGGGCATCACTCGCGAAGACCTCATCAACGACGACCTTTCCGTCCTCTCGCTCGTCCCGGAGCGCTTCGGCCAGATGTCCGGCCGTACCATCAACAAGGACGTGTTCGGCAAGATTTCGACGACCGCTTCCGACTACGGCGCGAACACCTCGGGCGCTCTGTCGCTCGACACCCTCGCCGCCGCGTATGCGATGGCGATGACGATCAAGGACGGCCAGGGCGACCCGCTCGGCCCGCTTCCCGACAAGATTCTCTGCGCGCCGTCGAGCTTCCTTCTCGCGAAGGGAATCTACCAGTCGGAGCACATCGTGAACGGAGCCGGCAAGAGCGCGCGCGACAACGTGATGCGCAACATGCTGGAGCCGGTCACGTCGCCGTACCTCTCGGGCACGACCTACTGGCTGTTCAACTCGACGTTCCCGCTTGTGGACGTCGCGTTCCTGAACGGACGGCAGACGCCCGTCATCGAGACGGCCGACGTGGACTTCACCCAGCTCGGGATTCAGATGCGCTGCTACTTCGACTACGGCCCGAGCAAGGGCGAGACGAAGGCCGCGCTCATCTCGACCGGAGCGTAAGGCAATCGTGGCGCGACGGAGCCGCTACACGACTCCCTCGTGAAGGTTCCGCCGCGCCGACTTCTGAAACATCCAATCGAAAGGAAAACTGAAAATGGCAATCAGCAAGACTTCTGCGGTGTTCCGCAAGAACGGCCAGACGCGCGACATCACCGCCACGGCGAACATCGCGGCTGGCGACATCAAGATCGTGGACGGCCTCATGTGCATGGCGCAGTGGCCCATCGCGAACGGCGAGACCGGCGTGCTGAAGGTTCTCCAGCGCGGCGAGGTGGTCGAGATCACGACCAACGAGGCCATCGGCGCGACAAACGCGGGAGTGGCGATCTACGTCACGTCGGCGGGGCTTGTCTCGAAGTCCGACGCGTCGGGCGCGAACAAGCTGCTCGGCTACACGGCCAAGGCCGTCGGCGCAGACGACCTCTCCTTCGAGGTCGTCTGCGCCTAACCGCGCAAGGGGAACGAGTCGATGCACAAGCCGAGCGAGTACCTTCCCGCCGCCGTGGCGGGGCTTCGGAGCCGTCTGATGCCGGACTGCTCCGAGACCCTTTGCCACGCGGGGAGGTCCGCCGTGGTGACGCGCGTCGGCTCGCTTTCGCGCGGTGAGGACGCCATGTCGGGGGCGGACGTGAACGAGGAAGTCCACGTCATCGCCCTCGCCATCGACTTCCCGGAGCTGGACAAGGGACGGCTCGTCTCGCTGTCCGGGAAGTGGCGCATCGTGACGAGCGCGAGGACGGATCCTGCGGCGGCCACCTTGTCCGTGGGAATGTCCGCAGAGCTGGAGAGGTGCCGCGCGTCCTACAGGCGTCCGGGCACGAAGATCGCGCAGCCCGTGGACGTGCTGGCCGTCGAGGGCGAGGTGATAGAGCCGAACGGCGAGGCGTTCGCGCCCACGCCGTGCCGCGTATGGCATGTGGCCGTCCCCGAGGAGGGATGGTACGAGCCGACAGAGCCGCAGGTGGGCGACCGCCTGGATCTGGACGGCGCGAACCTGCGCGTGGCGTCCGTCGCGAAGAGCGACGGGTTCTGGGTTCTCGAGGCAAGGGCGGGGAGGTGACGCGATGCCGGCCGCGATTGCTTTCGAGTGCGAGGCGTCGGAGCGGGGGATAGCCGACTTCATCAAGGCGCTTTCCCGCTATCAGCGCGAGACGCAGAGGGACATGCGCTCCGCCCTGCGCTCTGCGACGATCGACCTGATCCGTTCGCTCCGCGCGCGGACGAGGAGGTCGAGGAAGTTCATCGAGCGCATGGAGATTTCCAAGTCGTACATGCCGCCGAAGTGGATCAAGCGGGGGCACAGCGGGAAGCCGCTGCGGAGGATGCAGCTCATCAGGTGGGGGCGTGGCACGAACTGGCTCGACCACCGCTACGTGTACGGCGGCGAGTACGTCATGGGGCCGAGGGGCGGGCAGAGGGTGCGCCCGTTCTCGGAGGCGCAGATGCGCAAGGAGGCGCAGAGGAACTACGGCCAGATACGGAACTGGGGGCTGGCCAGGAAGTCGTGGGGCTGGTTCATGAAGTCGCTGTTCAGGAAGTCCATGCAGGACGAGAACCCGAGGGCGCTCATCAGGCCCGGCATGGTGGACGGCGGCATCACCGAGAAGAGGGACATGCTGCCGGACGGCACCATCGACTTGCAGGCGCCGATCCGGTGCGACATCGACATCGTGAACAAGCTGGAGTACATCCGGGACGCCATGCCGCCGGGCGTGTTCGCGATCGCGCTGCAGAAGGCGACAAACCTCATCAACAAGAAGATCGAGAGCGGCTTGCGCTCAAGGAGGTTCGGGAAGTGAGCAGGATGTCGGTCAGCGCCTCGCTGGAGGCGAAACTGCTGGAGACGCTTCGCGCGCTCGTCCCGGAAGTCCGTTCGGTCGGTCTCCTGGAGACGGCGGACGCGGGGACGCAGAAGGACGAGGATCCGACCTCGCTCCAGGTGCGCGTGTACGACTTCAAGCAGCCGAACGAGGCGGTCGGCGCGTTCACCGTGTCGGCGGAGATAAGGCTGAACGTGGAGCAGGCCGAGAGCGCGAATGGCGGCCTGTTCCGCGACGCGCACGAAAGGGTCGCGCTGTGGCTCGAGCGCGTCATGCTCGGCGACGCGTGCGAGGAGCTGGAAACCGACGAGGCGTACATCGACGGATTCCAGCGCAACGGAGACGACAAGGATTTCGACACCATGACCGGTGAGTGGTTCGCCGTCTGGGACATGACCCTCACGGGTCGCATCAAACATGAACAGGAGGAAGCCAATGGCTAACCAAACATTCAACACCGGCATCGACTATTGGGCGCTGGAGGCAGCGACCTCGAACGCGGTGAAGGTCAAGTCGTCCAGGGAAAGCCGCTCGAAGCAGTCCACCAACAGCCCGAACTGCTACGACGATCCCGCCGTGGTCGATTCGTGGGGCGAGACGGCGCAGCCGTCTTCCGACTACGACGTCGTGGCCGCGCTGACGCACACGCTCGCTTCGCCGAAGATCACGCTCGGCAGCCTCGTTGCCGCCGCGCAGTCGAACATCAGCATCGGCGGCAACGCCGTACCCCTGGTCAAGGGCTCACTGCGAATCAACACGCAGGTCGGCTCCGCTCCGACGATCACCCTCAGCGGACAGGCCGTGCATACCGGCGCTGCGGCGCTCCGCACGTACGTCCCGCCCGCGTTCACGCTCTCGCCGCGTCACCGCGCGCAGGACATGTTCTCGCTCATCACCTCGATCAAGAAGGGTTCGGGCACGCTGACCGTCGCGGACGACAAGACGGACTACGGCATGCAGAGCATCAACGCCGACCTGCCTATCGAGATCTCGCTCACGCAGCCGAAGGGCGTGACGCTGGCGTACGACATCCACGGCGGCATGGTCACCGTGGACTTCACGATGAACTGGTACGCGGCCGGCGAACCGACCATCGCCATTGCGTCCTCGGTCACGCTCCGCACGTCGGCCGCGAACACGAACAACACGTCCACGGTCAACACCACCGTGACTACGCCCGTCGCGAAGGAGAACCCGGAAGGCGGCTACACGCAGTACACCTGGCAGGTTTCCTTCCCGTTCATCGGCTACGAGAACTCGTAAGGGAACGGCTGCGCAATGGTCTCCGACCTGGCAAAGGGCGACTGGGAAGATCTTCGGGCGGAGGGGCTTGCCCCCACGCTCGAGGATTTTGACCGCCTGAACCAGCTCGCCCTCCGGCTGGAGGACGGCGCGGAGACCACGCCCGCGAACCATCCGCGCATCGGCTGGGCCGGCGACGTACCCTTCCATGAGCCGACCGCGTGTGCACTGATGTGGCTGCAGGACTACGCGAGCCACGTCAAGTGCGACGCGGAGACTCGGCAGATGTTCTTCTACTTCGCCTGCGCTCACGCCACGGATCCGTCCGTGTTCAACGGGCTGGAGGCGCCGAAGGACATCGAGAAGGCCGTGAAGAAGTGGCTGCGGTCCCTTCCATGCACCGAACGCGAGATGGCGCGGGCTTGCCACTACGCCGCCTGGGGATTCGACGACGCCGTGCCCGCGATATCGGAGCGGCGGATGGAATACCTGCTCCGGACGGGACGGAGCGCGGCGATGGAGAACCTCGTGCGCCTCGAGCGCGTCATGGCGCAGGCCGCGGCGTCCACCGGGATGTCGTACATAGACCTTCTCTCGCAGACGCCGTCTCGCCTCAACGCGATGGTGGTTGCCGCGCAGGTCGAGGCGGGGGCGACAGTCTCGCGCGACACGGCAAAGTGCCAGACGGACTATTCCGCGACGCTACGGGAGATTAAGATGCGGCTGGAGAAGGAGCGCGCGGAGAAGGAGGAGCGGAGCGATGGCTGACGAAGTCCGCATACACCTCTCGACGTACCTGAAGGACGCCGGGATCAAGGCAACCCGCCAGCAGGTTGACAAGCTGGCGAAGGACATCCAGAAAGTCAACCGGGACATGCGGTCCGAGACCGACAGGACTGCCAACCGTCTCGGCAGACTGCCCGGCGCGTTCGGGAAAATCCAGGGCGCGCTGGGCGGGTTCGGCGCAAAGGCGATGGCCGTCATCGGCGCGTTCAAGGTCGGCTGGGACATCGGCACGTGGCTGAACGACAAGGTGGTCAAGCCGCTGTTCAACGTCAAGGATCCGATCGAGGAGCTGAAGAAGGAGAACCGCAGGCTCAAGCAGGAGTGCGACGCGGCCGCGAAGGCGTGGGAGGAGCGGATGGCCAAGATGGCCGCCGGCTGGGACGCCGAGGCGAAGGCCGCGCAGCGCGCCGTGAAGTTGGTCGACGACTTGACGCGCGCCTACCTCCAGCTCCAGCAGGCGCGGGAGCGGATAAGGTCCGCCGGAGACGACGCGGAGCTCCTCGGCCTGCAGCGGGACAAGTTCAACGCGATGGCGGGGGCGTCCACGCCCGAGGAGGCCGCGGCGCTCGGCAGGATGCACGACGTCCGCATAGCGGAGGCCGAGGCGCGGCAGAAGTTGGAGAGGTTCGACCACGACGCCGAGACCAGCCGGAAGCAGCTCGAGTCCGAAGAGAGGAAGCTGCGCATCGCGACGCGCCACGTCAACCGCGTGAACGCGGACATCGACAAGGCCGAAAAGCGACTCGCGTACCTCGAGAGCGACAAGTCCGTGGAGGACATGGGCTGGGAGCAGTCCAACGCGGCAGAGGACAAGATGCGCGCGCGGCTGGAGAGGCTGAAGGAGGAACGGCGCCAGGCCGAGGCGGAAGAGGACCGCCAGCGCCGCACGGTAGAGGCTTCGCGTCTAGCTGCCACGGCAGACCCGCAGGTGCGACAGAACATCATCGACGCGGCGCAGCTCGAGATCGACGAGAAGAAGAGGGCGTACGACGAATACGTGGCGCAGGTCGAGGCGGAAGACGCCCGGAGAGCCGAGGAGGAGTGGAACCGCCAGCAGGAGGAGATTCGCCGCGAGGCAGAACTTGAACTGCGCGAACGCCAGAAGGTCGAGCAGCAGATTGCCGCCCAGCGCCTGGCGGATCTCCGCGCGGAGCTGCAGACGGAGCTCAAGGAGCGCGAGCGCGCCGCTTCTGACGCGAGAATAAGGCAGTCTGCGGCGGCCGGCGGACTGTCCACGGCGTGGGGCTGGTACAGGAACCAGGCGCAGATGCAGGCCGTGATTGACGAACGCAAGGCGCAGGCCGCCGCAGAGGTGCAGTGGGCAAAGGACTTCGAGCGCCTGAAGACGTGGCGCAGGGACTGGCGCACGGCGGAGATCGGCTCGCTCTCCGCTGCGGACGAGGCCGTGCGGCAGGTTGCATTCGCGAAGGAGGAGAAGGCGGCGGCGGACCGTGCCGTCATCGAGACGGCGGAGAATACGCGCGACCTGGCCCAGAAGCTGGACGAGCTGATCCAGATGAAGTGAGGAGGCGTTTATGGCTGTAAACTCGACATACAATCCATATTTCACGGGACGCGTGATTCAGCGCGACTACGCGCAGGAGTTCGATTTCGAGTTCGTGCCGAACTATACCATCGTCACGAAGGACGGCGTGGAGGTGTCGCGGTACATCTCGTCATACACGCGGAACTTCGTCACGGCCAAGGTCGTGGAGCAGACGTTCCGTTTTCTGGGATTGACGCGCGCGCTCGCGTTCGGCACCGGCAGCGTCACCGTGGCCGACCTGAACAGCAACGAATACACATTCGACCTTAAAAGTTCGATCACGGACAGCTCGAGCGGTTCGCGCGTGATGGTCACGGAGGAAGTGAACGTGCAGCGGATTCCGATTTCACCGCATCTGTGGGAATTGTCCGTCACGCGCAGGGGGCTTCGGTACTTCGTGAACGGAACGAAGATTCTCGACGGCCCTTCGTGGATCAGCAGCTACGTCTAGGAGGTGCCGCGTGTCTTTCCACATCAAGGATGATTTTAAGGCAGGTCCCGTCAGCCAGGTACCAGTGAGCTGGTACAACGCCGTTGCAAAGTTTTTGAACGGGCTCATAGGCGGATTCGGAATCGAGACGAAAAAGAGCGAGTCCGGAAAATCCTTGATTGCGCTGAAGAAGGACGTGCTGCAGCAGGAGATCGACAACATCACGCAGAACCTGCGCATCTCGAAGGACGCCGGGACGCCGGAAGACCATGCGGACGGAAACGCCGACGACGACCAAGGCGGGACTACGTGGACGTGGGCGGCGGACGGAGGGAACGGACTGATAATCACGCCTTACTGCGAGATAGAGAACGACCAGGGCTGGCACTACTTCGGCCGTTGCAAGCTGACGTACTCGAAGAACGGGCTTCTCGTGAAGGCCGAGGGGCTGGATGGCCGCAAGGAGATCCAGGGCTAGTGCTGTGTCGCCTTGGGCGCATTCCCTAACCGTAGCGTGCGTTTTACCTTCTGGCTCTCGCCAATGTCTTCCGCTTTTTCCCCGTTCCACCAGTACACGTCATCATTGCTCATGTGGTTGTAGTCGTATGCACGGTGGATGATTGCCGGCGAGACGCGCCACGTAAGATAGGCGCACCATGCGGCGAGAATGATGATTGCGTATGTTTTCCAGTCTTTCATGGCGTTGGATTATATCACATTGGCGGACCATAATCAATCGGCGATTGACGGCGGGTCTATATTCGGAGGACCGTATGGAACAAATAAACGCAGTGATCGATTGCGACGTGTCGCGGCTCGACTTTCCGCTCCGTGCGATGAAGGCGAGGGCGGGCCACAACTTCGTCGCGCTTATCAGGAGGGCGCCGGCCGACGTGACCGGGCTGTTCGTCCGCGTGTTTCGTGATGACGTCGCGTACTTCGACGTGACAGCGCACGAACATCCGGGCGGCGAGTGGGTCGCCCGCATCCCGGCGGCGTGCTTTCCCGCGCCAGTTGAGTCCAAGTACGAGATACACGCCACGGCGGCGGACGACCAGCCGGCGGCGATCGGCGAGGGACGGCTTCTCGTGCAGCCCTTCTCGACCACGACTTCGCCCCTGCCCGTCGGCACTGTGCAGGAGGTGGCGCAGCTCCCGTGCGAGGGCGGCGGCTTCGTCCAGGTGATCATGAAGTGGGATGGTTTTGAGTGGATGCCGGCGGCGGTGCATTCCGCCACGGCCAACGAAGGAACGGAGGGCGAGTAAATGAAAAAGACTGTCTTTGTACTTGCGGCCGCAATGGCCGCGCGTGCCGCGTTCGGAATCGCCGCGTCGCAGGCGTGGGTATCGAACTACGTAGAGCGGGTCATCGCGTCGAGCTCGGCGCAGCTCCAGGCGACTACGACCGTCACTTCGACGAATGGCGTAACGGTGGTGGTGGCCGGCAACGGGGAGGAGAGCATCCGTCTCATCGTCGAGGATCCCACGGACGCGGCGATGCTCGCCACGAACTGCACTTCGACCGCCATTGCGCATGGCGTGACGAACGGCTGCACTTTCGTCTGGAACGGCGCTGGCGCGTACGTCAATCCGCAAGGCACGATTTATTGCACGGCCACGAACCTTGTTTGGGAAGGCGTCGGCTCGGTCCATGCGGATGGCTTCGAGAGGTTTGACGGATGGTTCGACGCTCGCGGCGTGCTGATCCAGCCACACACTAGTCTTTCAATCACGAACGGGATGACGGAGGTGATACGATGAAATACGGGAAAATCGGGCTGCTGGCGGCGTTCCTCGCGCTGGGGGCACATGGAGCCATCCCCGAGACGGCGGAGGGCTGGTACACCCCTTCTGAATGGAAAACGGAGGCGTCCAGCGCGACCTATGAGAAGAACGGGAAGACGTACGGATGCATGATCAGTGCAGACGGCACTATATACTGGGGTGAGGGAGTCATAAATGACCCGGGCGTGAGGAACGCACTGGAGACTTCTCTGATTGCGTACTGGAAGACTCAGAGGAACGACGAGAAGATTCAGGAGATCGGAAAGAACCTCCACGACCTTACGCAGAAGACGGGCATTGAGGTCACGAACGAGAACACCGGGCAGAAGTTTACCATCAAGTTCAACGGCTCGATAGCTTCGGCGTCCGCTGGTTCGAGCGGCGGGAATATCCCGGCGACATCCGACGCGGACGATCCGGCGGACAAGAAGACTCTGAACTGGACGGACAACACGGCGTCCGCGAAGTTGCAGCTCTACGGTGCGAGGACCGCCACGTCGTCCACCGAGGAATGGTGGAATGATTACGGCTTCTTTGTCCCGTACCTAAAGGGCACGGGACATCTCGGCTGGAAGAAGTACGGTGGATTCGATGGCTCGACGTTCGACCGGGCGAACTCTTCGACTCCAGGAGACGCAAAACTGCTTACGCTTAAAGGTTGGTACGGCAATGGCGGAAACTGCGACACTACAATGAGTCTAATGCTCACGAAAGACGATGCGACGCAGCGGTTGAACAGGCAGAATCATTTTGTCCTGACGCAGTACACGGGCGGACAGGCGCCAGCGCTGCATTACGTCCCGATGGGCGACCTGATGTCCGGCGGCGGCGCGCCCGTGGACGGGAAGAGCGTCACCACGAACACGACGGACGGGGCGATCACGCAGGGCGTGGCGTCGCTTTACGGATGGGCCGCCGAGGCGGAAGAGACCGCCGAGACGCTGACGCAGATGCTGTCGGACGGAAGCAGCGAGGGGCGCGGAACGCACTACGTACTTGCGCGTGTCGGGACCGGCGAAGAGGCGGTCCTTGGCTATGTTCCAATAGGCGAAGGTCTGGACGGCGTGACGTGGGCGACCAACTGGACGGAGGCCGTAGAGCACATCACGAAGGAGGAGACAATCCAGATCGTCTCATTCGTGACGAACTCCTGGACTCACGAGAACTTCATTACGAACACATGGAACCATGAGAACTTCATCACCAACATGTGGAACCATGAAAACTTCATCACCAACGTGTTCCTGCACGAGAACTTCGTGACGAATGTCTGGAATCACGAAAACTTCATCACCAATACGTGGACTCACGAGAACTTCATTACGAACACATGGAACCATGAGAACTTCATTACGAACACTTGGAACCATGAGAACTTCATCACCAACATCTTCACGCATGAGAACTTCGTCACGAATACGTGGAACCATGAGAACTTCATTACCAACGCATTTACGCATGAGAACTTCATAACCAACACTTGGAACCACGAGAACTTCATCACGAACATGTGGAACCATGAGAACTTTCTGACGAACGTGGTGACACACGAGAACTTCATAACGAACGTGATAGAAGCCTATAGCACCATAAGCAACTTCCACGAATTCGTCACATTTCAAACCAACTCATACGAGCGGCTGCATACTATCGAAAACTGGAATTACGTCACGAACTTCATAGTCCGCTATCTCGGCGGCATGGACAGCGGCGGCGATGGCGGCGGCGGTTCCGGCGGTGGCGAAGACACAGGCCCGAAGATCGCGCCGGAAGATGACCCGTATTCCGAAGAATACGTGCCCGAGAAGATCGACAATTACCTTCTGCCCGTGAAGAACGCCCGGAACATCGTGGCGATTACGAATGAGCCGTTTGCAATGCTTGACGCGACGAAGATGCTTGACTTCGGGAGCGTGAACACGAACAAAAAGCACCTTGCGCAGCTGTACGGATTCGATGAGGCGGAAACGGGCACCACGCCAGTCAAGAAAAGCGACGGCGAGGGCGGCTACAGGCTGGAATGGGTGGAACATCCGGCGGAGTTGCTTGCGATAACAACGAACGGCATTGCGGAGATCAGGCAATGGATGGTGAAGAACAACGTCACGAACATCTTTACGTCGGTCGTGTCCAATTCCGA